CACTCTTTCATCGCGCCCCACATCTCTGCGCGTTTGTTGCCATACATCATGGGCTTCGTTGACTTATTGCCGAAGTTTACCCCACGCACCTTGTAGCGCTGTTCCTTCAGCCGATCCACGACACCTGCGCCGAGTCCGCCTTCGTCTATGACCACTAAGGCTGGCTTATACTCTTCGATCACGTCGATCACGCGGCCTACGACTTCCATCGTGTCGTCGCCACGGTGCCTGCGTATGCTCAGTATGTCGCGCCCCTGCCGTATCGCTATTACGGTAGCGTCGGCACCAAAGCGTGCTGGATCCACTCCGACCACGATGGGCGCGGACTGGTCGGATATAGCGGGACGTTCCATTGCCTCGTCAACCAGCGCGTTTCCGATGAACTGGTCGTCGCTCGCGTTGGGGAACTGACCGTAGACTTCAACGTGCGCGGCGCTGGAGTCGGGGCCATACTCGTCAATGATCTGTTGGTAGACGGCCTTATCCGTGCCTTCGACGGAGCGGGCATCGACAATTTTATTTCGCCAAAAGTCTCGCTTGGAGTTAAAACACTCATAAAAGTAACCAGAGTTACGACGGGGGTTGCTGAAGCACAACCAAAAGCGATTAGGGGTATTTTCCGTAAAAAAGCCCGCTGCAACTGACCAGATAGAATCATCAATTCCGCTTGCCTCATCGAATACCAGCATGACACCCGCGAAGTTATGCACGCCAGCATATGCGTCAGGATTCTCTGCACTCCACAACCGCCCTTCTACGCCCCAATAGCGCGTTCCCATCTTCAGATCTCGTTCGACCAGCTCCGCTATCCACTTTGCCGGTAGCACCCGCGTGGCGGATACTTCGAACCAGTGGCTGTGTATCGACATACTCAGCCACTTGGTGATCTCAGCCCAAGTGACGCTACGGAGCTGCGCTTCGCTATTGGCGCTGACGATGGTCGTCGAACCGATCCGCGTGGTCAGCATCCAGATTGTCAGCCATGACACTAAGGCGGACTTACCAATACCGCGCCCAGATGACACGGCCATCCGCAGCGTCTCAAAGTCTATCTTGCCGTTGTTCGCTTTGATGTGCTCGCGTAATTCTGTCAGAATTTCCCGTTGCCATTTACGCGGGCCTTCAAAGTGTTCAAGGGGCGTATTCGGTTTCTTCCACGGGAAGGCTAATCTGACGAAGGCCAGCGGATCGTTTTTCAGCGCTGGATTCCACAGCGTCGCCATCAAGCGCTGTTCTTCCTCCGGCGAATATACCGTCGTTTGCATCTATGATCTGCCCTTCAATCACGCGCTGTTGCGCTTCTTGTAGCGCCGCCGTGATGCTGATCGTCTGGTTAACCTCTACGCTGACAGCCTGCTTGGCTACCCAGCCATGTGCGTGCTTCAGAACTTCTAGCGCCGCCTTGGTGTCGCCCGCCAAGGCGGCTGTGCGCAGCACGTCAGCCATCTCAGCCTCGCCATCGGCGCGGCCTTTGATTTCATAATACTCAGCCACTGAATCAAACTGGATCAGACGACGATACTCGATTGGCATCATGTCGCAAGCTAACGCCAGCGCGTCGCCCTTCAGACCTTTGCGTGCGGCTTCGTAGATCTGTTGCAACCGCTGCTCAGTTGCTTCGATCTTGCGTGGTTCATACGGCAAGGATTGGAATGTCATAACTTTCTTTACCACGATTTTTTAAAAAATAAAAAAGTTTGTGTAATCCCTGCGTAGATATTCCCAGACCACGCAAGGCCCAGTCCCCCCCCGTCTACAATCAGCCCCAGGCATTTAGTTTACATTCATAGTCATATAGTCATGACTATAGAAGTCGATGCAGGATTTTTATGTTTACATAAACGCGAGAGAAAAGCTAGGAACAAAGAGCTGGCGGGATAGCAGTTTGACGGCCATTTGCGCAGCCCACTTTCAACGCGCCATAGTCATCATAGTCATATAGTCATGACTATAAAATTCATTCCATATTATTTTTATATGTATACGTATGTAAACTAATGATAACGTTATACTTATCTTATAATAAATGACTATAATGACTATGTATTTGATTACAGTCCATTTGAGCCCCTGTAAAATGACTATGACATGACTACGCTATGACTATTTTAACCAAAAATGACTATGTGTGTAATAAATCTATTGACAAGACATCAGACATGTGGAAAAGTCAAATCATCAACACGGAGCAAGTCACATGCGCACAATTCAGATCATAGAGACGATAGTTTTCACGATTGCCGCCACGTTATTTGTCCCGATGATGGCGCTCGCAGTCCTATATTTTTGCTATGCGTAACAAATCAACAGGGGAATAAGATCATGCTACATATTACAATCATCGAGCGCAAAGACGGGTTTAAACCCATCGTCGAAGATCGCGCGGCAAAGACCGCGTATGTTTGTCCTATTTATATGGACAGCTACAGAGACGCGTTGAAAGTAGCCAAAGACGCCGCAACGCAAATGGGCGGCATTGCTGGCGCAACGATAGAGCGTAAAACATATGCCAAATTTGCGGGCTTAGTGTAACAAATCCACATAGGAGACAACACAATGAGCGATTATAACGGCTGGACGAACTACGCCACATGGCGCGTCAACTTAGAGATCTTCGACGGCATGGATCCGCGCGACTATTGGCAGGGCGCGCATCAAGATGCGTATGACTTAGGCAAAAGCCTGAAAGAACTAGCAGAGGAGTTGCTGGCAACTGACGTCAATGAGGGGAGCTTGGCGTTTTCATACGCCATGGCGTTTCTGTCTGACGTTAACTGGACAGAAATTGCGCGACACATGATCGAGGAACACAAAGAGGAGGCCGTCTAATGTTAGAGCTTGAACTAGAGATTGAGTCGCTTGTGGCGCTCATAGAACTGATAAACAAACAACCCGCGCCGCTCCCGTGGCATTTCATCTCAGCATTGGATGCGATGCAAGACGCGCTCGACAATGAGTATGAGCGCCGGGCTGATGCTTTCTTTAGCAATGGGGAGAACTACCGATGAATGGCTTTACATATAAATTTGAAGGGCTGCCAATTTTGCGCGGCTATGATGTTTTAGCGTCAGGCGAAGCTGACGTAGAATACAGCTCCGCCAGAGCGCTATCAGACGCCGGGCGGTCTTATCTGTATGTAGGCCAGATCAACGTCACATCGATTACCGTAAATCACATCAGCAAAGACGGCGCGCCTTTGAACTTAAGCCAAGATCATTGGCTTTATAAACTGATATTGGACGCGCTCGATAATGACGCCGATTTACTGGAAGCCTGTGAAATAGACGCCGAGAAGGAGTTCTAATCATGTCTAAGATGAAAGACTATTATGAGTTTCTGCAAATGCTCTACCGGCTCGACACTGACGCCTTGCGCGTCATGCTAGAATATGAGTGCGACGATTTTAGACGCCAGTTGATCGAAGGCGAGATAGGCGCGCGCGCATGAAAAGCTATAAGAAACGATATAGGCGGGAGAAAAAACGCACCCTTAATTTAATAAGAAAATGTTATGCGCTAGAGACACAAATAGAGGCTTTGATCGCAACATATATGAAACATGAGGATCTGCGATTGGCGTTAAAAAACGACGATTGGATCGACATTGAAAGAAGGGTTCAGGCTAAGTCATGAGATACGAATTTGAATTTGACACTATCGGCGAACATTGGATCATGTTTCGCGGCGTCGTAACATACGACATCGAAATGACAAAAGACGAATGGCCTAGGCCATTCATCACAAATATTAATATCGAGGAATGTAAAATTCTATATCCTCAAATCTTACCCGATGAAGACGACAACCCAGGATGGCGCGACGCCAACCCAAAAGAGCTGGAGTATATAGCAGCGCATAAGGATTTTATACGCGAATTAGATCGCCATTGGTCGGAGGATGCTCCATGAAAACAGGCGCACAAAGACAGCTAAAAGATCCCAGCGCGTTAACGCCCTATGAACAACAAATTTGGGATATGCGCCAGCAAGGGCAAACAAACCAGCAGATAGGCGAGGCAATGAACCAGCTACCGGGCAGCATTGCGTCGCGTATCAAAGTAATTAAAGAGAAAGTGTGGCTACAAAATGCGCTCCGCATGGTGGGATAAACAAGAGGACTGTGACGTGTTCGTGCGCGAGATAATAGCAGAAGTGGCCGATGAGTTCCTCATATTCCCGTCAGACATTATCGCCCACAAGAACAAGCCCAAGTTCGTTCAGGCGCGTCAGAAGGCCATGTATCGCGCGCGGCATGAGACACACTCAAGCTATCTGAAGCTGGCGCGCATATTCAAGCGCGACCATTCGACGGTCATTTATGGTGTTAGATGTTGGGAGGCACGGTTAAATGGAAAAGTCTATCGGCGCGATACTGCTCGCGGTTCTAATCGAAATACTTCTGGGGGTTAAATGATGTTTACATATCAGCTCATAGACCCGGCCCTGCTATACGATGGGCTTGGGATCTGTTATTGATCGGGGACGTGTTGACCTCCCCTAGACTTGGCCCTGCGCTTAACGGCGCGGGGTTATTTTTGCGAACTCATTAGCTGGCACGATGTCCGCGCCAAACGATTGCCTTGGCTCTTGCATCTGATAAAGCCCATAGTTTAGCAGATAGGGCAGAATGTGCGGCATAAGCCAGTCTCGCATGGCGTTTGTAGACGCGGCCACGGGATGCGGCTGGTAGGGGGCCGTCTGGCTGTATAATGCGGCGTCATGTGGTAAAGTAGCCTGAAACGCCTTAACCCTATCCCAGAACGCTTGGTTCGGATCTGGCTGGCTATTTAAAAAATTAGAGATATCATCCATGACCGATACCGAGTATGAGCGCCGCCTGAAAGCGCTACAGCAAGAAGTCTCAGCGTC